TTGCTCATGGTGTGATCCTCAGCTGGTCATCGAGAGTGAATTCGATCTGGAAGATGAGCTGGCTGTCCTTCGCGCCGACCAGCTCGGCCGAGCGGAGCACGAACACGCCGCTCGCATCGTTCGGGCCCCATCCGCACACAGCCTCGATCACGCTGGCGACCAGAGGCGAGATGTCCTTCAGCGCCTGGTCGCCCAGAGGGTCGCCGGTGATGCGATCGGCGAGGATGACGGTCAGCGCTTCGCCGTAGTTCTGGATGAAGTATCCGGTGGAGGCGCTCGCCTTGCCGCCCAGCAGGCCGCCGAACAGCACGTAGGCGACAGGCGTGGTGGTCGGCAGGCGGTTGTTCGCGACCACCGCCGCGAAGTCGGCCGCGTTGCCGAACCGCTTGATATCGGGAACGCGGCCCTCGATGCGCGCGCGCACGTCGTCCATCCGCAACGTAAGCGCGCCCATCAGACGAACCCGTGCAGGTTTTCGTTGGAGAAGGGGCGGTCGCGGTCGCTGGTACGGACGCCGCTGTCGTTCCGGTCGGCGGGCTCCTGCCCCTCGATCGGCAGGCGGATCGTGCCGTTGGCGATATCGCGTAGCTGGCGGATTGCCGCGTCGTGGTCGTCCTTGATCTTCGCCGGCGGATCGTAGGTGTGCAGCTTGTAGATCGCGATGACCTCGGCGAGGTCCTGGATCATCGGTGGCACCTCGGCCAGCGGCAGGCGGTACTTGCCCGCAAGATAGGCGTCGATCGTCGCGTCGGTATTGACCAGCGCACGCTCGACCACGTCCGCATCGATCTGGCCGGTCGGCGCGTCGGCGCGATCGGTCAGGTCGAGCAGGAGCCGCTCGGTAAAGCGATCCTTGAGGTGGTCGAGCGTGGCGTAAGTCATGGCTTAGTCGTCGTCCCCGAGCAGGTCCGCCATGTTCGCTTCGCCAGCAAACTTGCGTGCATCACGGAGGTAGTTCGCGGCAGCCTTCAGGAAGTCCGCGCGGCGAAAGCCCGCAGCCTCCTTCATGGCGGAGCGGATTGCGCGGCCAGCCGACAGCCTCGACTGCTCGGCAGCAAACCGCAGCTCCTCCACGGTCGGCGCATTTTCGGCTTGTTCGTCCATCAGGCGCTCTCGCCCTCGTTCCAGGGCGTGGCGATCGCGCCGGTGCGAGTGAGCTCTTCGTGCTCGGCGCTGGTAAGCGCCGGGCCCTTCTTGCCGCCCGGCTTGAAGGTCTTCCCGCCGATCCGCACCGCCCAGCGAACAGGGAAGCGGCGGCGTGTGGGCGAGGCCTTGCCCTTCGGCGCGCTCGCTTCGTTCGTCGCGGGATCGACAGCAGCCTTGGCCGCTGCGACCCAGTCCTGCCAGGCAGGTGTGCCAGCGAAGCCCTTCAGCTCGGGCGCGGCGTCGGGATCGATCGCAGCGAGGGCAGCGGCGTCGGCGACGCCGGCGGCGGCAAGCGCCTTGGCAGTCGCCGCGCCGATCCCGCGAACGTCGGTCAGAGCCCCGCTCATTCCGGCGTCACCGGCGTCTGGATCAGGTAGCCGGCGTCTTCGGCCACGATCAGTTCGCGGACGCGCTCGCCGCTGCGGACGCGCACGCCGCCTTGCAGGCCAATGTCTTCGTCGACGATGCGACCGGCCACGCGCGAACCGTACTGCGCGGTGAAGCCGAAGGTGATACCGCCGCCCTGCGGATTGGCCATCGGGTTGGTGTGCGTGAGCGACATGAACCCGCCCCAGGCACGCTCCAGGTTGTGCGCCTGGCCGGGCTTGGCGGTGTTGTAGAAGGCATCGCCGATATTGACGCGCTTGATGCCGTCGCCCGCGAACAGCTCGCGGAACTGCTCGACAGTCACCATCCCGTCGCCCGAGATGCCGCCCTTGACCGCCTTGACGATCTTCGGGTGGCCCGAGAGTGCCTTCCACTCGGCGCGGCCCATGTTGATGTCGGTCGGACGCACAACCAGCGTCGAGTAGATGCCTTCGCGAATAACGCCGATCGGATCGGAGTTGTCGTAGTCGTCGAAGCGGTCGGTCCCGGCGAGCGCGATCTTGCGGGCCGCGGCATAGTTGGCCGCATTGCCCATCATGGTAGCAACACGAACCTCGCGGATGTTGAGGATCGTATCGGTCAGCGACATGACTGCGTGCGCTTCGGGATCGAAGTTCGACACCTTGCGCTGGCGCGCCTCGCGCGCCGCCTCGATGTCCGAATAGGGGATCGGGCTGTCGAGGCCGTAATCCTTGACCGAGCTGTCGCGCTGCTCGCCGCCGAACTCGAGCCGCTGGACGCGGCCGGTGCGGCCGACCTCTGCATCGGGGAGATTGAAGGCCTCCTCGATCGGGTAGTGCGTCCACCCGAACTTCTCCGCAGGCACGGGGACACGGGGCATAACCGTGTCGGCGATGTAGGCGCTGGCCGGGTTGCGAAAGCCGATGGCGATCGCGGTCAGCGCCGGGACGATGGTGAAAGGACGGTCCATTATACGGTCTCCCCGATCACGCCGGGTGCGGCGAAGTAGTCGATGATGTCGTCGGCGACGCCGGGCTGGTCGGCGTAGCCGATGATCCGGTCGCCAGCGGTGGTGGTCGCGATAGCCTTGGCGTTCGCGTCACTGGTCAGCGCGTCGCCCGCCTTGACGGTGCCGCCGAGTGTGACCGAGCCAAGTCCGCCACGGGTGATGTCTGCCATTTCCCCCGCCGCACTCGCGCCGATCTTGCCGGTCGTCCCGACCAGGGGGTCGAGATTGTCGGCCGCGACGGTGACGGTCGCATCGTTGGCGGCATCGGCGAAGGCGACGATCAGGTGTGCCCCGATCACGCCCGCAGCGCGGTAGCTGCGAATGAAAGTGGGAATGCTCATTTGTGCTTGCCCTCCTCGACGGCCATCACGGCGGTGGCGAAATCGATCTCGCCCCCTTCTTCGGCGATCTTCTTCTGATAGGCGGTCGCCTGCGCGGCGATCTGGACGGGGTCGGCCTCGGTGGAGCCGGGAACGTCACCGAAGTTCACCTGCCCACCGACCTTGGGCATCGCCCCGATCAGCTTCTCGGCCCGCTCCGGGTTTTCCATGTGCAGGGCGATGTATTCGTCGCGCTGCGGCTTCAGGCCCGCACGACCCTCGCGGATCGCCCCATCGACGAAGGCGGTGGCCAGGTCGCTCTTGCGAGCGTCTTCGAGAGCGGTGACCTTGCTCTGCAGCGCAGTGACAAGTTGGCCCGCCTTGTCGCCGCCCGCCTTCAGCGTCCCGATCGCCGACTGGATCGCGGTCTCGTCGGCATCATCGCCAAGGCCCAGCGCGCTCGCGATCGGCGAAAGCTTCGCCTGGGTCGCCTCGCGCACCTTTTCCTCGACCTTGTCGATGTCGCCTTCCGGCTTCTCGACCGCCTTCTTCAACGCTGCGAGGATTTCCTCCTCGCCCGCGTCCTCGCCAAGGCCAAGGGCCTTCGCGAGCTGCTCCATGAAATTCATGCTCGTCTTCTCCTGGTGGTCTTGCCGTGTCTCGGCAGCGTGCAGAGCCTTCAGCTCCACGAAGTTGGGTTCGTTCACGAGGCTGGCGCGGCGGATCGCCACGATGGTGCCGTCCTTGCGGTGCGCAATGACCGGAGAGACGCCGCGATATTCGCCGTCCTCCATCATCTGGCGGCCCTGGCGGGTGTACTCGACGCGCCCCCACAGGCCGTCCGCGCGGCGCTGCAACTCGACGATCCAGCCGCGCGCCGGGGCGGCAGCGCCCTTGGGCGCAGCCAGATCGGTCGAGTGGTTTTCGTCGAGCACCAGCTTGCCGCCCGCCGGCAGGCTGGCCGCGATGATCGTGTCGAGATCGGCCACCTTGTAGGGGCCGCGACCGTCATTGGTCCGGACATCGCCTTCAGCCGGCAGCAGGTGCAGCCATTCGGGCACACCGTTGCCGGTCGGCACGGCGAGCGCCGATGCCAGGGCGATGGTCAGGCTGGAAGAATTGGGCTTCGTCATCCCCGCCGCAATGGAGCCCGCGAGCGCTCCATTCCATGCCCGCCAAGGCGGGCATAAGGGCATTTATCGGCGGTTTGGGAGGATGGCCC